CAATACCATTGGTGGCAACTTTTGAACTATCAAATGCGTCAGCAAGTGTAGCTAAAGGTTGTTCAGGATTGGTTCCATCGTTGTCATCAGATCCAGTACTTGAATCTACGAAAATGGGTTGTTGGAAAAGAGCTTTAACAGGAAGTCCGCCAATAAGGGGAAGTCCTCTTACTCTTCTAACTGTAGCCATTTTATTTCTCCTTGCAGGTTACTGCTGTGGGGGGCCAAGAGCTACCCCCCACATAGTTGAACATGAGTTAGCTGACTTGACCACCAAGAACGAAACGCCAGTCTCCATAGCCTAGTGTATAGACCATGTATCCACGGTATTTCGCCTGAACTGTATCGAAGTCTTCTACTCTGGCAAATTCCACAGGAACTTTATCAAACCAGCGTAGGGACTCTTTCATTTCAGGTTGGTTGCAAATAAACCAGTTATTTGAATCAGTCAGTCGAATCCAGTCCACTACATTGTAGCGGCCAGACTCTGTGTTAACATTACCTTCTGCTGTGTCTAGACCAGTTTTGGTACGCACAATCTCGTCTGCTCTGTCTCTCAGATCAACTGGAACCAGAAGCATACCAGGTGCGTGACCGTCAATAGGTTGACCAGCAGCATCCTTAAACTTCCTGAACTGGGTATAAGCACTTCTCAAAGCTGTAGGGCTAAGAGCGGAAGTGACAAGGTTGTCAAAACCAGTTGAAGTACTGACACCAGAACGGGTAGTCGTATGGGAATTAGTACACAACGATACAGCCTCAGAGTGGTTGTAGAAAGTTGTGTCATTTGAGAAGGCATTGTTGAAAATACGGGCTGCATGAACTTGTCGAGTTTGACGTGCTGATCTAGCTAATAGCTTAAATCGGGTATCAATGATACCAAACTGGTCAAACTCCACCAACAGTCTTTCGACTTCTACACCTTTGGCGTATTCTCTGTGTGTTGCAGAGACATCGTACTGTTGATCGGGACCGTCATAATTGACAGCTCCGCTAAATTCATTATACAGGCCCATTGGGGACAGGGAACTCCAACGCTCAGTCAACTGAGTGGGAGTTTCCATGCTGTAGAACTCGGAAATGCGATCCTGCTCTACAGCAAATTCACCGTCTGTAATTTCCCGAAACCTTGGATCAAGGACATCAGGAAATCCAGCGGTAGTCAATGGATTAGCCATGATTTAGATTCTCCTTTAGGAAATTACAAAGCCGTGCTAGAGAAAACGTGATCTTGAAAGTAGGTCACAAGTTCTACTAGTGGCTGACTAGGATTTTGTATTATAACACTGCCCTGATTAGGACTAGATTCATCAATTAGCACATCCCATACTAGGAGATCACCCGTATCAGGAAGATCTACAGTAGCACCGAGTACTCCGACATATTGATCGAATGTAGTCGTAATCTCCACACCTGGGCCGTTATTAACCGCAAAGGTGCGAAGATAAGTATCATTTTGGGCAATATCGTTATCAAAGGGAACGACAACCGCAGTTGAAGTGTTATCTGTGTGGGCATCAATAATCCTGACAGCACCGGCATTATTACCGGATAAGCCAACAAGGTATCCACCCACAAATTCGGATGTTCCTACATCGGTATCTGCCAGTGTAATACCAGCAGCTTCACCTGTAGGCTCAGTCATAATGACGTTATGTGTTGAACCGTCAAAATCGGTATCATTACCAGTTCCACCCGAAACTTTTCCCCTGACCAGTTGGTGAGGAGAGAAAGTACATTTAACCATAACTTCTGCGGAGTTTTCGCCAGTTCCCTGAGTAGTTGAGTATGTTCCAGCTTCAAGACTGATACCAATGGCTTCAGTCTGGTCATTGACCGCTGCATCAGTAATCTCAGCATTTCCGGTTAGAGGGGATTTAACCACCATCTGACCTGCAATAACTGAAGCACTGATGCGGAATCTACGAACATATTCTCCACCACCGCCGAGGATGCCAGCAGAATACATATTATTTACTCCTTTTCATCATGTTGTAATAGTTTTGTGAACTAAAGCGTTTATCTCGCTCTACACTTAACAGGATCTTTCCGGTAGTGGATGTCTCATGCCAGAATCCGGTACACACGATCATAGTTGAAGAACAACCATCACAGTCTGTGATTTCTTTAAATCGGGTGTGTGGGAGATAGGAGTATTTTTTGTACCAGTCTCCATAGCGATTCCGACAGTTATGGCAGAGGGAAACGGATTTCCTTCTAGCCACGAAGTTATCCATCCAGGCAGCACCAAGCTGCCTTTCCGGTTTGACGACAGTCATATAACGACTTTGTTTTTCCAGCTTGGGAGCCATCTTCTGATGGTTAATTGTCCTGAGTTTACGCAGGTACTCCTGAACAGGAACTCGTCCAACTGTCTTAATGTTTACTGTAGGTTGCATAGACAAACGTGACCCTTCAGAGTCAATGCCTCACAACACCTAGTCTATTCAGCAGAACGCTGAGTAGTGCCTCGCTCTAGGTGGGTTTAGGATCTAACCTTTGCCTTTAAAGGGTGGGATTAGATCGCCAGCTTTCCCCCCATCTGCCCAAGCTGGTGAGTGACAGAACCAACACCCTTGGGAAGCTGACTGGTAGATAGTCTTATCCTGTCCTGCGGAAGAAGTTTGGTCACTGGCTGTCAGGTTCGCCTCGTAGGTGCCTCCCCTTGGCGTTCTTGACAACCTGTTGTAACTTCCACAGACAGAACAACGAATAAGTTCTGTACCCTTAAAGTCAGATGGAGGTTTATTATAGTAGCTTTTCAAAGTTTAATTTAACTAATGGAATAGGTATTATACCAAATTTTTAGAGGGAAGTAAACCTATTTCTTTTTTTTCTTCTTCTTTTTCTTTTTAGGCGGTCTACCTCGCTTAGAACCGTAAGTTCCTTTACCGTATGGCATAATATTCTCCTAATTAATAAGCTCTACATCCACATTATTAGTTTCCAGTTCAATCCAAACTCTTGCACCGCAACTTAAAGGCTTATGAGGACTGTAGATCACTTTTGCAACTTCAACGCCATCTTTGGTTGTCAAAATTACCTTACGGGCATAGTTGTTGTCCTTATACGTTTTTACAGTTAAAACAGGTTCGTCAGTACCTAGTTTGGTATTCTTACGAATCTTGTGCTGATTAACGTGAATTATCTTTTTCAATAAACTTGTCACCGAAGTGACGCATCAATAAGGCTCCCATACTGGATAGTAATGGAGCAATTCGATCTGGACGCTCAATAAGTTCCCACCAGGACTTGTCACCAAAGTGAGAAAACCATCCAGCAAAGACCATGAACAGTCCAGACACAAGAATCCAGTTGTTTCTCTGCTGTAAGCTCATTAACCGCCACAACAGCTTTCAAAATAACCACAATGAGTACAAATCAACTTTTCTTTCTTGGGACTCATCTCATGCCCACAAGAGGGACAGATAACAGAACAGGCTAAATCTGTGTATGTTTTAATGGTCTACCTTCCTTAATTCTTGCACTCTGCATACCAGGATAGGTTTTCTCTAACTGATCCCAATATCTTTTATATGGAGCTTCTTTATAGTTGTTGTCCCTCTGTCCCAGCTTCATAGCATAGTCTCGTTCTGCTGGACTGAGATGTTTTTGAGGATTGAAGTTGCTTATGGCTCCTCCGGCACCCCCACGCTGAGAAGGTTCAGTAAAATGCGTACTAGTGTCTCTTACCATCTCTCTTGCGGTATTTGCTGAGACTCCCAGCTCTGCTTTAGCCTCTAATGCAGCATCGTGAAGCATACCAAGGTTGTAGTTACCGTAATTTGGTGATCCTTGATGCAATAACTGAGAATTAGGGTCCATTACAAGTCGCTGATAGATTTCATTGGTTTTCTTAAAAATAGGACTGTTCTGATCCTGTAACTCAGGAGCAATTCTGCTTAGAGAAGACACAGCAGCTTGAAGTTTGTTTGCTTCAATATCTTTAGCCTGCCTTCTGGTTTCCAAGCGTTCTTCAATACGAGAAGCCTTCAGGTTCTCATATTCACGAATCTTCTCAGTTTTACCTTCCAGCCATGCCTGATTAAAATCATCAACTTCTTCTGATGTTAAAACATCTTTAGCTTTTACAGGTTCCTCTGGTTGAGCTGGTGCTTGCTGCTGTTGTATCTGTATCTGATTCTGCTGTTGAGCTAGATTATACAACTGATTGCGTAAAGTCTGGTTCTCCTGATAAAGTCTTTGGCCTTCTTGAGTTGAAGCAGCATATCGTTCTTTGTAATCATGTTCGGGAGCATTGACTACTTCAGGGTCAGTAGCGTCTTGACCGCTTAACTCAGTCCCTCCCGTAGCTGGAGTTTCCGTTGCTGCGGAGTCCTCGTTTGGGGTTAGAGTTTCATTGTCGGGCATTAAAGTTACCTCCTGTTGAGTGATTGTGTTGTGGGGAGGCAACCACAAAGCCAATCACCAGTGTTGTCAATGCCCCCTGAATCTGCACCAATCAGAAGATTAATGCAGAAGATTAAGATCGTATCCTGTTGGATCTTCAAAGTTACTCATCATTTCATCAGCAACTTTCTTATCAAAGCCACCTTTGAACTGATTAGCACTATCCACTAATTGTTTATACCCCAAGAACATACCTTGAAAGAACCGTTGGTCCTTGGGAGATGTTAAAGCCCTCACAGCAATAATCTTTAATACTTGGGGCCAGATTTTAGTTGTCAGTATGTTCCAACTATCAGATCGAAACATCTCTGATAGTGCTAATTCCTCATCTTTAGTAAGGTCTTTAGTAGGTACATACTCAGAAGGATCAGTAAGATCCATATTAGCGAGTTCGTCCAGTAAATTCATTTAGCCTCCGTCTATTTTCTCCGCTTTAACCTTTTCTTAGCTCTGTCCTTAAACTTTTTAACTCTGCTCTTATCAGGTGCTACATATTCAGAGCCTCTTGTTAGACCCCTTCTTTTAGTTTTTGGGGCAGGTCCACGTTTTGCCTTACCCTTCTTTTTCCTAGCTATATCTTTGTCAGTTACCCTTCCCCTGATGGTCCTCGCTACTGGACCTTTTGTTGGTGCAGAGTTAAGTAATTTGAGGAGTTTTTTTGCTGTAGGACTTCCTGGTTTTATATCTTTTAAGATTTTTGCTACTGCTTCTGTACCTAGTCCAGCCGTGGCAGATCTGATAGACTTTGCAGTGACTCCAGTAGGACCAGTCGAAGTTGCCAAGGCTTTCACCGCCCCCTTTACTGCCCTTGCTGCCCCTTTTACTGCCTTTCTTGTCTTTCGTTTTACTGTCTTCCTCCTTCCTTTTACTGGCTCCTTAAATGCTTTTAAAGCTCGTTTTTTCAAGGCGTTAGTTGCTTTTCTTCTTTTTGGCATAATCCTGTCCTTAACCTCCGACATCTACTTTCTGTTCTTCTATGTCAGCTTCAGCAGGCTGCTCTGCTTCTCCCTGTACTTCAGGCGGACCTTGAGGAACACCCTCAGCTCCAGGAGGTGCTTGTTGGCCAGGAACCCCCTGCTGTTGCTGCATTACCTGAGCCTGTATCATCTCTTCTGGCCATATAGCCTCAAAGTTCTTTTTGCCTAGTGACTCATACAGTTGTTTGGCTAAAGCTCTTACAGACTGAGGTGCTTGACCTATATAGGGTATGGACATCATAAACTGGGCCATTTGCATGTTATCTTGCTGTTCCTGCAATCTATTGGGATTAAGCTGGAACTGGAAATCGACATCTTCATAGAATAAGTCACGTGTGATATTGGTCTTACGAAATAAATTAGTTTCCTGATTAAAGAACTTAAACTCCAGCTCTCTTGGAGCGTATCGTTGATAGAGGATATGTACTCTGCGCAGCAACTCAGTAAATTGTTCCGCCATCAGGGCTACCATACGTGAAAAAGCGATGTTGGACTGCTGCATGAGCATTGCAGTGCCTCTGGCTGTTCTGGGTGCATTAGGTACTGAAGCTGCTCTTCCCTGGGTAAAGTCTGTAACTGCGGTGTCTCGTTCTGCCCATGCCTGTACTTGTTGCAGCACTGAGAGCTGAAAGTCCTTGTTGCCTTGGAATCTTGGGAAGTTCACACCACCTGAGTTTAGGACTGGTACGCCTTCTCCTGGTTTCAGTTGGTTCATATCTCCTAATAAGCCAGTGGATGCTGGTTCATAGAAGAAGAACGGCATGTTCTGGAGTGTACCGTAGTCCATCATCTGGTTGAATGTGGAGTTGAGGAGCCTGTTCAGGTGCTTCATCTTGAATGGAATACCCTGACCAAAGAAGTGTCTGGGGATACGGGTAAAACGGTTCTCTACATGAGGACGTTTACCATCGGGATAAAGTCTCGTCAGAGGGATAATACGGGCAATCTTCTTGGTATCTGCAAGATAGACAATCTCAACTTCTTCATGTAAGGCATTACCAATCTGATTTCCTTCATCATCAAACTCAATATTCTGTTTTTTAGTCTCGCCATCAAAACTCTTGACTTCGCCAGGCAGAGCCATACGCATGTAGAAGATAATAACTTTGGCTGTTTTAGTCGGATCAGTCTGACTGATCTCATCTTCTTCCCTTATAGCACGTTCTTTACTGGTTAGCTCATGTTCAGACAGCGTAGACCTTAGTTCTTCATCAATATTGTCATAACCGTGCTGTTTACGGGATCTGAGTTCATCCCAAGTTAAGTGAGTAACTTCATAGTACCAAGGACATTCAGGCCATTGAAGACCTAAGCCAGACGAAGGAGCTACAAAGAGTCTACCCATATCCGTGATATCTACAGCAGGTCTGTCTAATCTCTGAGAGGTTACTTCTTCAACAACTTTTTCATCAAAGCCAGCTACAGTCTCTACCTCAACTTCTTCACCCTCCAAAATCTCAAACTTCTCCTTTTTCATTCTAAGGGAGGTTTCTACACGCTGATCTCGAATTAATGTCTCATCCCTGTCCCAGCGTACCTTTACAGCAGATGTGCCATCCAGGAGTGTGTCAAACAACCAATCGTTGCCGATTTCCTTCAGATTAAGTATCTTGGTCCAAACATGGTCAAAATAGAACATCTCCAGCAGCTTGGCTGATTCTACATCTGTTCCTTCGGTGCCAACTACAGTAGGTCTTTGTGCCAGCATAGCATCATAAAACTGAGCCAGCAGACTGTCGATAGTGACACGGGTTAAAGGAAGGAATAAGTTGGAAGCACCACGCCAAGGCCAATTCTTGACCTCCTGGTCAGGCTTGGCTAGGTACATACTCATAAAGGTACTATGTTCGGAATCCCAATCACCTTTGAAGTCTTCAGCCTGTTCAATCATACGGGTTAACTGCTGAATAAGATCTTCTTGACGGGATTGAGACAGACTGATCTTAGGGATTTGATTATTTACAGGCATATATGGTAGGAAGGTAAAGCGTTCAAATTAGGAATTTTTTAGATAAAATTACTAGACTATTCTACGAAACTAACATTATACCACAAACAATATCAGCAGGTCAACATAAATCTTTAGCGTTTTAGCTTTAATTGCTGAATAACCCGTTTGTTGTTAATTAGTATACCACCATAGAACAGATTTGCTATAATTAGGCAGCCGATACTCCATGCTGGAGAGTCTTGAAAGATTGAATAGCAGCCAACAAGTACAATGACAGTAACAAGGGACTTCATTACGATTAATCCAGTTGATCCAAACTTCAAAAAGAACCTGGCCAGCCAGAATACTTCCCTTGCACCCATTCTTAGTGCATCCAGGGTAGTTAAAATGTCAAATATTTGCAGACCAACCTGCAAAACAGCCAGTGAGAGAAAGATTAAGATAGTCATCGGGAATTACCTCGTTATAAAAAATTATTTTGGGAAATTTTTTAAATTTAGAGTAAGGGACCCCTAATTTTTACACAGACGGAATGGACTTGTCAAGTTTTTTTAGAATCCAGAATTTTTTGGAAAATTTTAGTTGTTTTTATGTCTTTAAGTAACACTGTAAATTGGACACATTAAAATAAGAATCATTATTGATGTTGTTTTTTTATTATTGTTGACTAAATCGATAGATTAAGTAGATTATTAATATAAACTGTCTCTTTTTTACAACACTGTTGCATAAATGAGACACCCCACCCTATCTTGTTGATAACAAAAGACTTACCCCTCCACAGACCTGTCTCAAAAAGGACACACTGTTGCATAAATGAGACACAATACTTTACATAATGCAGATTTAGTCGTGCCTAACGTTTAGTCATGGCTAAATTCGCCATTAACATCCAATTTATTGGATTTATCCAATTATCTGGATTCAAAATAATGATTTAATCCAATTTTTTGGATCGCTGACGCTGGTGTCTCACTTTTACAACACAACCACGTCAAGCACTCAAAATCAACGCCTGTGCAGTCTTAGGTATAAAATGAGGTACTACTATGCTTTAGAGGCTAACACGTCACCACGGGCAAATATGAGCGATTTAGGGGTAACTGTTTGGTAACTAAGTAGGCTAATCTGTCGTGGTATTTACTGGTTTTTTGGACAAAAAAAAGAGGAGTTTGTTAGACTCCTCAGTTTTTCCTGGATTGTTAGGTTAGTTTAGTAATCCGCGATTGTATCTTTTACTCCGATCGCCTCATCTAAAAACCCATGCTCTCCGAAGTGCTTGTCATAGGTGCTATAATCCATTTTGTACAAATCTCCCGATACCCAGTCTGTACTTATAGCTGTTAGGTGTTGGACATAATAATTATTGCCTTTTGAGTAGTGAATATCGGTGACTGAATATTCTGTTTCCGAAGATTCAGAACTCATTCTTCGAAGATCCTCTTCGGTGAATTTGTCCTGAACTACTCCAATGACCCGACATCCTCGTAAGACTCTGGGCCTGTTTCCCTGTTTAATCTCGATGTACATTTTGTTCTCTCCTTTTGTTTGGTGATTGTTTAACATGACTACATTATAATTGAGAATATTATTAGTTGTCAAGTAAAATAACAAATAAAAACAAAAAAAAAGGGAGGGTTTTATCCCTCCCAATTTTCCTGGATTGTCAGTTGGTTTATGTCTCCTTTTCTAACAATCCTTGTTCTTGGCCAAAATTGCTAGTCCAAATATCTAGATTGTCTGCGCCATCTTTCAAAATTGCACGTTTGATAATTTTCCCGTCAACTTTGAAAGTGTAGATCCTTTGCTTTTTTTCCTTGTCGTGGTAATGCGTCAAGTTCCATTCCAAAAAGTCGTGGGAATTGCTAGAACTTGTTCCTACCATTACCTGACAATCTGAGTGTTTTCTGACACCATAGGACTTGCTGCTACTGTAGATACAGGACTTAATTTTATTCCAAATAGGATACTGCCTCATTTTCTTATCTCCTTTTGTTTGGTGATTAGTTAACATTAAAATCATTGTAATTGATTTTCTATTTTGTTGTCAAGTCTCTTAGATCAATTTCCACTGTAAAAGGATTCTCAATATGATAGACCTGGGCAACTTGAAAAATATAGTTGTCCATTCTGTCATGGTGCAAGTCCCTACCTTTTCTAGTTTGGATGGTTCCTTCTATTGTAGCTCCGAACACATCAGGACTAGGACTGCCTGCTGACTGATGCAAGGCGTCCAGGAACTTGGAATAGCTGCCCCATGCTGGAATTTCTGGATTGTCTGGAGTTCCAAATTGTCTGGACAGAATCTCAAACGCTTCTGGTTCTGTTAGAATAAACTCAAGTGTTTTGTAAGTTCTTGTGTGAATCTCTCCGTTTTTCCAGTCCCATTTGGCCAACTGTAAAATTTTTTGGTATGCTTCCAGTTCTTTGTTTTCCATTGTCTTAACTCCTTTTGTTTTGGTGGTTAACATTACAGCAATTCTACTGAATTAATATAATAAATGCAAGCAATAATACAATTATTTTAAATAAAAATAAATTAATCAAATTAGCTAAAATTCACACTCTAACCTATTGATTACAAAGGAGTTATACGAATTTCCACGATCTCCGAGTACCCCTAGTGCTACTATCAGTTCTTACCTTGCGTTGCGTCACAGCGATATTTAGGCCCATAGCGTGGAGACACTGTATATATTCATTATATTCGTATAATTATACTATGATTTTTATTGTATTTTTTTACTTGCGTTTTGTTTTTAGTTGTGATTTATTATAAGAGAGTGAAAAAGTAAATTTGTAGGATTGCGTCAATTCTTAATGTTTTACTTTAACTGTTGACGGTTTTGATAATTTCGTCAACTCTTAAGAAACTACATTAACTGTTGACGAAAAGGTAAAAAGTTATCAGAATCTCTGGAAACAATACATCCAAAATTAAAACTTGGGAAACAATACGAACCAGATCAGAAATCTGGGAAACAATACGAGTTAGATTTAATTTTAGACAGACAGGCAAAGAAAAAGGGTAGCATGGTAGCTACCCCTTCTCAGTTTGGTAGTGTTTACTTTTTCAGCTCACACACTGGCTACATGATAGCCCAGGTACAGGATCATAGTGGTCAAGACAATCACAGTAAACCAGTCTGTCCTGTTTTTTGTTTGTCTGTAGTTTAAGTAGTCTTTCATCTTATCCTCCTACCCCTAGAAAGGGATATCGTTCTCTTCATCTATTGATTGAACCTGAACATCCTCAAGTTGAAAATCTGCATAGTCGCTATCAATGACTTCCTTCTCAACTTTAGGCTGCACTGGCTGGTCAGATGAATACTGGACAACATTATGGTCAGTAATATCTTTTTCATTCCAGGATCTTACTATTGTCTGATCCTGTCCCATACCAGTGTCAATGTAAAAAACCTTGCCACCGATATTGACGTATACTGCCTGACCTGACTCAACATTAACTCTTACTCCGTTTCTCATTGTTCTATCCTCCTTGTTTATTAACATCATAATAATATTATAAGTCCTTTATTATATAGTGTCAAGTATTATTATAATTTTTTTTTATTTTTTTACTTGCACGTGTCGGGGGGATAGTATAGTATTGTATTAATGTTAATCAACGAGAGGGAGATAGAGATGAAATTGAAAGAACTAAAAGGAAAGATTGTCAAGTTGGATCAGAAGCTAAACCATAAGCACCTTGGATTTACTGACGCTGATATTTACGATCATCCAAACTACGGTGGCTCTGGGCTTAAACCTATTGCAGAGCTAAAAGGAATCACCCTAGAGGATGGAACATACATAGAAATTAAAATAGTAGAGTGTCAAGAAATTGACGATTGCAATCCGTATTTTATAGCAACTGGTATCGTACACAAGGCAAGGAGATAGAAATGGAAAACAACAATCACATTTATTTTGTAGCTGATGGATTGAGTGAGGATGAGCAGGCGGAAAGAAGAAAAGACATAATGTCCCCTGACCTCATGGCAGGGACCGCTAGTATTGACAGCAAGCAATGGCATAAGTTGAGGCTCCGTGATGTCTCAGATCAAAAAGAGAAATTTATAAGTGATCTGACACTAGGTCAGTTTCCTTGTCCTAGAGAATACTACTGCTCCTATAGTGGAACAGGCTCCATCGAGTACGATGAGATCTACTGCCGAATCAGAATTGAGCCAGATCTATTTGATTGCCCAAAGTATGACATCCCAATAGATCCATTCTTTGTAGATGATCCTGAACTGCAACAGGAACACATGCTGTGCTTAACACTCAAGGCATTGAATAATGGCTACGAGTACCATTGCAATGATACTTATAGCTCACGAACCGATGAGAGCTATTACCCTGTGACATCAGCTCAACTACTGGCAATTCAGCGAGTTGAAAATACTGACCAGGTGGATTTGATTTATGAGTACATGGCAGGTGAGGAAATTTCTTTAAGTCGTGACTGTGAAGCTGACGGTGTTTATAATAAACTGATAGACAAATACACAATTAAAAAGGAGGCAGTATGAGTAAACCAACAGAAGTCCTAGAATTTTACAACGAAATACTAGAGGTGTGTGAAAGGCACTTAACAGATGGCAGCTACTTGAAGATGGAGCGAGATCCAGATTCGTGGGGTCCAGACCATGAACTTCGAGTGTACTGCCGTGGACTTGCTGATTCAATTTACGACAGAGACTTAAATCTTGAAGACAAAATCGAATACAAGGAACCTGAAATTCTTCACATTAAACCTATACCACAAAAAACAATAGATGAATTACGGGCAGGTCTAAAAAGACTAGAAGAAAGAGTAGCAAAGGAGGGTTATGGCAAAGCTCATACAAGTCAAGACTAAGGGAGGATACTTGGTAGACCATGAACTCATTGACGTACCAGTCACTTCTCTAGACTGGTTTGGTGGTGACAGCTTTACAATTAACTTTAATGATGAATTCCATTTGGAATTAACAGAAGATGATGTAGAATGGTTGCGATCAAGAATGAAACCTAGAAATTCGATTAGTCGAAAAATCAGTGACAAAATTTTGTCCAACAAAAGGAGGTAACATGAGACATGTAAGTGAGTATCTCAGTGGGATTTTACGAGAAATGCGAGTGGCACAGACTAAGAACTGGAAAGAATTCATTGATGAAGCCAAGCAGAGACAACATAAACTAAATGAGATATGCAAGAATGAATTACATAACGAAAAAATTCTTGAGTCTATTTGGTCTGGACCCCATGATGAGGATAGTGCTGAACAGTGAAACTCGTATTTGTTGTAGAGTGGGAAGACAGAATTGTCGGCAACAGAAGTTGTAAAGAATACTTCTTCTCAAGAGATGAAGCTGTCTCCCTACTCAACATTTTAGAATCAGATAATTTTCTACCAGGCTCAAATTCCCGTCCAACAATAACAGAATACAGAATCCCTACCAGTGCTGAAGACATCAAAGAATTATTTAAACTCTTGGAGATTAAAAATGAATGATGACAATTCTGAACTGACCCTAGAAATGGGCCTACTGCTCATAGCCAGTATTTACTTCCTGTATCATATTGCTAAGTGGGCGTATTAAATATGAACACTCAACAACTTGACGATTTAGCCACTAACACAACTGCTAAAATCAATGTTCTATCCACCTTGGAATTCAAAAGGAAATTAAAAATTATCAGAGCTGCACTAGAGAAAGCATTTGAGCTGGGAGTGAAAGTTGCAACCTACCGAAAATATTTAAATGAAGACTAAAAAAAACTATTGACTTTTGAAAAATCCATGATATAATAAGGCTTTTGCTGCTCCTGAAAAGCAGCAAAAGTTACTACCCTCCATTACACCGACGGTATATTCTTGTAAATAAAGGCGTTACCCGATTTTAGCTGCATCCAATAATTCTTACAGCAATTAGCTAGCATCCAACGAGTTGCACTCTGAGGAAAGCTACCATTCTTATTTGAATTTAAGGTTTGCACAATCTCATCAACTCTAGCACCTGGTGATTTAATAAGATAGCGAGTGATGCCACTTCGCAGGTCAAAGAATTGATTGGGATTCACCACACAATCAGGCTGAAGCTGGTAGAACGCTCCTCTATCGTGTACCCATGTTCGATCTGACATGGGCAACCATCTTGTCTTGAAGCAATGTGCTGTGAAGCTGGCACTGTGATTGTTGATCTGTTTAAAGTTCTTCAGTGTGAGAGCATGATCGCAACCTCCACCAAGCTCTGAGCTTCCTCTGTAGGTTTGAAATTTTCCTGTATCGTGTGATGGCTTGCCAACTTGATGCAAAGAAATCACTGTAGCTGGGGCATTGCGAATTGATACCAGACTGTTCGTTACAAAGCTGGTATCTTTGACAGAATTTTCATCTCCCTGAAAGAAGCGGTTTAATGTGTCGAAGACAATCACAGTGTCAGGTCCCCATTCTTTTGCTACACGCTGATAGAACTTCAGTCCATGATGAAAGTCTGGGGGTACATGTTCTTTGGCGGCGTTGGGCATTTCACACCAGAAGATGAGTCTTGATAGAGCTTCCTCTTCCATGTCATTAAACATTGCTCTGGCTCTGGCCTGAATAGAAGCTAACGTATTCTCTTTATCTACATACAAAACTTGACACTTAGGATTGTTCGCAACGATCTGGCCGCTGAGCCACAAACTCAGGAAAGATTTCATTGAGCCAATCGGTGCAGTTAGAATCGTGCTGGTGCCTTTTACAATACCCAGATCTTTAAAAAGAAATGGAATCGGAGTCGGCTTGGTGTTGAGAAGTTGGTTTCCTGTCTGTGCTGCTGAGTCAAAAAATTCACTGAGGGATTCATGTTGCATCTCTGGCATATCACTCAGTATACCCGCTGATTCTGGATCTGTCATTAATTATTTTTTGTGCTTGACAATGAATATAATATAGTTTTACAATGAGTTATTGAGTCTTTTATGGTGGAAGACTCTAACACAACATACCCATTTGTTGTGACGTGCCAGTGGGGGGGCTTTCGGGTTTTGACATCTCCTTCGTTTACTGAAAGCCCTTTCATATAATGACTTATGATTTCTAAGCTAATCAGTTCAAGATCAGCGTATGCAACCTACCTTGTCAGCCAACGTCAGTATTACATTGACTATCAATTTGCTGGCAGAGGCATTACACCTAAAAGTATAAACCCCAATCTTCAAATCGGTATCTACTGCCACGCTGTCTGTGGTGGTGTGATGTCTGGAAAGAGTGAGGACTCCCAACAGGCAGAGCAGACTGAGATCTGGAATGAGTTAGCATCAACTAGAGGTTTCGATTCTCTGCATCCCCCAGAAATGTTACTGGCTCTTGCACAGGGACTAAGCTCTGCATGGATTAGAACTAGATTTAAAGAAATTGAAAAATCTTATGAGATCTTGGCAGTTGAAAAACCTAGACTGCTGAGTATTCAAGATTCCGAATTTGAATTGTTGGTCCCTACCAGACTCGATGCAGAATTACGAAGTCTCAATTCCGACAAAAACTACCATGCACTTGAGATAAAAACTACCAGCTCTAAAAGATATTTCGACAAATACAAATATGATATCCAACCACTGCAACACCTCTGGGCCATAGAAGATGCTTATGGTCAAGGATCTTGCCACTCCATCCTTATGGAGTTCTTATATAAGGGCTACGGCAATATGCAAACTGGTGGAACCTGGTACAGTCCGTTTGTCAGAGGTTATGTGAAAATCGGGGTAGAGCCTTATGACTCCACTCAATATTCAACTAACGGAAAGAAGTATGGCAATCGCAAGGATTGGAACGACTTCGATGTCTGGCAAAGATTTACACAGGATGAATGGTACGCCAAAGCAGGTAAAGTCCTGGATGCTCAGATTCTCAACATGTCTGTAGTCAGAGATCGAAGGGATCTTCCAGTGTACCAACACCAAATGTTCCATGCTCACAAACGCATAGCAGAGGGGCTACAAAAATTAGAGGATGCAACAAGTGAGAATGAGAAAGCAGAAATTTTGGGAATTTTTTTTCCTCTGGCCTACCATATGTTTGACCACCACCTGATTAATTTCTCACCAGAGCAGGCTCTAGATAGTGGAGATTATATATTCAGGGAACCACACCACGAACTGGAAAAAGAATTTCTAGCTAAAAAGAGTTTTAATACCCTGTAACTGGATCAATAGAATCTCCACCCTCACGCTCAGAGAAAGGTGATAGACTATCTGATCTTCTAGGAGTCAGAGGTGCTGGGTAACTCTTTACTTGTTGAAGTGCCAAGGCAAGTGCGAATACTCTGTCATCGTGGTATCCCCCAGATCCCTCTACCTTACCCCTGTTGTTATACTGTAATCTTTGCAGCTCTCGTATAGTTTCCTTGTCATGGATAATGATACTACGCTCATTGATGGCAGTTTTAAGATCTCCTAATAAAATAGGTCTGCTTGTAATGCTGGTTTTCCAACCAATTTGCCTACTGCGTTTAGGGCGGTCTTTCAAAAAATCTGTCCTATGGTATAACATGTGTCTGGGGTAATTGTTACCAAGATAGGTACACAGTAAAGTACCATAGCCCGATACCTCTGGGCAGATAGCACAACCTGGCCCTGCATTGGAATAATAATGTCCCAATAAAGCCACCATCTCAGAGAAGGGTTCTTCAGGGATGTGACCTGCAAGGATAGCAACCTGTCTACATCCATCATCCAGATCCAGTACACAGGCTACTGATCTATCAGGATCTCTGGAAGAACTTCCACCAGGCAGGATTCCTTCTGCTGTATCTACTCCCATAGCATAGCGATGCGTCTTTACAGGATCTCTGAAGATTGAGAGGTCTTCTGATTTATCTGATATAAAACGAATGTCTCTGTTCCAGCGTTCATCTCGAATCAGATAACCATTTCTTGCGTCTTCAGTAGGTTGTAGATTTAGCTTGGATAGATCTAGGAAGTTTCTACCTGATGAGACAAAGGCTTCCTCTGGAGTAGCTGGAAATTCCTGTCTGCGGATATCGATATCTCCCTGACATTTCTGTCGAAGACAGTAGCGATACCAGTTGAGTTGTTCCAGACTTACTCGATAACGCTCCATCAGGTTCTGTTCTGATTCATCTAAGGTTTGAAAAAATCTGGATTTTTCTGCATCATCATCAAATGGCTTGGAGTAGTCTGGATCATCAAACACACTAATAAAATAAGGAAGGTAGCCATTAAAGTTCTCGCTGTCTAGGATGTCGATTTCTGGAAAAATATCTCCATCACGCTTAACCCAGTTTATCTTACAATACTTATCAGCGTTCTCCCACATAGGATGGAACAGACTGTCGTATCCATTTGCGGTAGATTCTAATATCACTGTGGTGTCGGGGCCGTCACCGATAGCCTGAAACAGACTGACAGCAACATCGCTACCCTTGTGCCACTTGCTTACTTCTGATCCATGAATGAAGTGAGGAGTCAATCCTGTTCCAGCCTGTACGTTATTGGCAGTCTCTACCATAATCATACCTTCACCTTCAAAGGTCATCTTGCGTACTGAGGACTGAGATTTTTTTGGTTTACTGAGCGTGTACCTAGACTCAAACCTTGAGGCGATACTATAAATAAATTCTGCTGTAGGGCGATTGTGGGCAATGACCATTCCATCAATCCCTCTTAACCAACACTCCTGTAGCATCAATCCTTCAATGAGGGTACTGATTCCAGTTTTCCTTGCCTTCAAAATGATTACCCTGCAAGGTCTGTTGTTCTCCTGGCTCCATTCATAGAGCTTGAGCAGCTTGATCTGAGACTGTTTGAGGGGATTCATTGGGCGTATCTGACCATCTTTATCTTTTATAATAAAGTGGTTAGTCAGCCAATGCTGTCTGTCCTGACGACACAGGGACTCTTCAATGAAGGTGGGATCTTTAGCTTGACCTGAATATTGTTGGGATAGATTATAGTAGCTTTTGTCGCTCATAGAATTGCAACAACTAAACTCTGCATTGCTTCACATAACCTTAGTGTGGCGGTACTTAAAGCTGCACGATCATCACTATAAAGGCTGTCTTCAGCAAGATTGCTACTTTCCTGTAATAATTCTTCAATATTATTTTTGAGTATTTTACGATCTTCCTGATCCATTGATGTAATTGTCCAGCCCTTTGCGTTGGGGGGTATATCTATTTGATGAGTCTTACTCATTGTGTTTGCGTTCTTTTATGAGGTCTTGTAAACAGACAAGGTACTGTAAAGAGTCGCACAGCTCTTCAATAATATCAGTCAGTCTATCTTCAATATTATTCCTTGGGGAGTCTTCCAGGCTTGAATGGAATTTCTCAAATCCTAGTCTGTCTCGATCTTTGAATAGTTGGATAATGGAATCAGTAACCTTGGATCTTCTAGTAACACCTTCAATGATTCTATCTGCCTCTGCGATTTCCCAATGCTGTAATCTAGGCTTGTACTGGTTTTCCATTAACTAGGCGTTTAAACTCCTCCTCAGTCGGCCATCTTCCTTTTCCTTCACCTGCAATCCATTGTAACACAGACTTGGGAATATCCATACCAAAGCTGTAATGTTTATGCTCATGCTTTTCCAGGTGCAGGGATTTAGGTAATTTTTCTTTTGGCTGCACCAGTTCCATTGCTTGCTTGGAAGCTTTCAATCTGGTCTGATGGTCAGGTGAAGAGGTAGCAACTCCTTGGAAACTCAGGTTAGCATCCAGGGCATCGTCAACTACTTTCAGACTTTTACTGACAGTCCCATTCAGCTCAAACTGTGCTTCAATATAAGACTGTATGTGTGCATGGTTACTGTTGCGTACACCTAGTGTATGAGCTACCTGATCGTTTTTACAATCGTAGGCTCTGCGAGCTGCCTCAGTGGGACTACCACATTCGATTAGCTCGTCTGCAAATACCTTCTGTTTCTTAGTTAAGTTGTATATATTACTTGGTTTTTTCTCAGCCATAAATAGATAGGGGCAGCCTTTCAACTGCCCCCTGAGTTCTATAGAACAGTGAACGGAGAGAGATAATTACTATACAACAAAATGACTCATTTGTCAATAGAAAAATTGGGGGTTGACAATAGTAATGTAGGATATTAAAATTAAAAACATGGAGGATGAAATGGAGGCAGTAAATATGAGTGTAGATGCAAGCAACTTATTAAAGGGGACAGGCTTCAGACCAGCAAGTCAGATTAAAGTTCGTCAAAGATTAATCATCAATGTGCAGGGAAAGGAAGACACAGGTAAGACTCACTTCTTACTTAACTGTCCTTACCCTTTAGCTTATTTTGATTTTGACCACAATGCAGAGAGCCTACTCTCCAAGCCAGAATTTGCTGATAAAGAAATTATGATTTCTCCTTATTATTTCAGCAAGCCCACAGGGAAATCATCTGATGCAGATAAGATTCTCAAGGAGGCAAGTTCATTGTGGGACAGGTTTTCTTCAGAGTTCAGGCAAGCTCTCGATGAGTGTGCCACTGTAGCATTGGATACATCTGCTCAAGTTTGGGAAATGTTAAGGATGTCAAGGTTCGGCAAACACAACGTCCTTCCCCATCATTATGGAGCATTGAACGCTGAATTCAGCAGTACAATATTTGACCAAGCCAAGCAGAGTAACTGTAATCTTATACTGAGTTCCCCTCTTGCAAAGCAGTTTGTCAATGATAAGGAAACTGGACTTTGGGTGAGACAGGGGTGGTCACAATTAGATTACAAAGTTCAGTATTCTCTGGAACTGGAAAAAGTCAAGGTTGGTCCAAACAAAGGCAAGTTCCAAGGCAAGATATTCAAGTTCAAACCAGACCCTGATGTAATAGGGCAGGCAATAATCAACCCTAGTTTCAACGATATTTTTGAGAGGGCCTTTCCGAAAGGCGTTTAATTAACTAACATACCTTAAAGGAGGTAAATATGTTTGATCCAAGTACCTTTTCATCTCAAGAGGTAAAATTTACAGAGAATTGGGAAGACAATCGTTTTCGTCTACCCACTCCTGGAAGTGAGTTTGTTGGAAGCATTGCTTCTATAGACGATGGTAATGAGTATCAAAGCAAGGACGGTAAGACCTACATGTGGATTAGGATGACACTTCAGTCTACAGATCCACCAGGAACTACAGCGTCAGCTTTCTTAAATAATCAACCTCGTCCTTTTGGCAACAAGGCTTCTGGGATAGAGGATTTGATTCAGGCTTCTGGTATTGACTTTGATGCCAACTCCACTCATCAGGGTATTGCTGAGACTGTAGACCAAATCTGGAAGGAGCAAATTCCATTCAAATTTGATATTACATGGTCAGGCAGTTGCTCACAAATCTATAAAAATACTTTGATGGAGCTGACTGAAACAACCTCGTTTGATGATGCCACAAACGTAGCAGACAAGCAGCAGAGGAAAGAAGCCAATAAAGCTGCTGAATTTAAAGCCAACAAATTCAAAGTAAATGGTGAGTATCAAGCTACTGTCGAATGTGAGCAGACAAATACACCAGTTCGAGCTAGAATTGAAGTCAGAAATTTTCTAGCTCATAACAATTCTTAGGAGGTATTATGCAAGCAGAAGATTTATTTAGACCGCTCGAACCCCACGCACTAAAGCCATTATTGGAGAAGCACAATATCAGACAGGCTCAAGCTGCTGATAAACTTGGTGTATCTCTGGCCTATCTCAATATGATCTTGAACGGACATACCCGTCCTAGTCAGGAACTTGATGATGCTATGGACGAATTGGTTGAGAAGATGAGTCCTATGGAACCAATTCTAAGTGGTCAGAATGGAGATGGGTCTGCCTAGTGGGAAAGCTGAGTAGAAACAGAGGACGAGCTTTTGAGTATGCTGTGGCTAAGTTCATGGGAAAAGGGACTAGACGCAGCATATTCCGTCCTCACGATACAGAGGGGCATCCTCTCTTTGTATTTGAATGTAAGAAAAGAAAAGAACACGCTAAGACTTTAATGAAGTGGTGGAAGCAAGCAGTCAAGGCCACCCAAGAAGATAAACTACCAGCATTGGTTATGGCAGAATACCAACAGCCAGTTAAAAATGCCCTGTGTGTAATTCGCCTTGAAGACCTTCGAGATCTTATTGATAAGGCATTATGAAAAAACCAGATACCTGTCAAAGCTGTGCGTTGGAGAAAAAGGGAATATCATTTACCCTGCCTGATGGATCTGGTAAGAATGGAGTCATGGTTATTGGTGAAGGTCCAGGTAAGACAGAAGCCATGCAGGGTGTCCCATTTGTAGGAAAAGCTGGAGTACAACTTAACCGCTCTATCTCACGACAAAGACTAGAGCGTGAGGACTTCATATTATATAATCTGATCCAGTGCCAACCACCTAACAACTGGCTGGATAAAGCACCGTGGCAACGGGCATCCATAGATCAGTGTCGTACACATCTATATCCAGTCATCCAGAAATTCAAGCCCAAGGTTATTTCACTTCAAGGAGCATTACCCATGAAGGAGCTGTTAGGTATAACAGGACTACTGCCCTCAGCCAAAAATAATTCTCCAAAGCGTGGTTATGTTTATGATGTGGAGATTGGTGGACATAAGTGTCTGGCTGTTCCTACCATACATCCTTCCTTTGTTATCCAGGGGAACCAGAATTATGCAGGGGTTCATGTCTTTGATTTATCTAAGGCAGTCAAGGTTGCAGAGAATGGTGAAGAGCCTGATGACTGTAACTACATCCTGACCCCTGCCTATAATGATGTAAAGGATTATATTAGAGAAGCCAAACAGTATGCTCAAAGAGAGGGATCTATCCTAGTCTCTGACATTGAAACCTCAGATTCGCCAAATCAGGATGAGTCTGAATATGGTACTCTTGTCTCCAGCGATATTTCATGTGTGAGCTTTTCATTTAAGGAAGGCCATGCCATTACCATTCCCTTTCATGCAGGAACACAGTTGCTAATCCAAGAACTGTTTGATATTCAATTTGACTACCTGGCATTTTGGAATGTAGATTTTGATGTCCCACGACTGAGCAGTAAGGGGATAATCTTTAAAGCCAATAGAATTATTGACAGTATGCTGGCATGGCATTGGCTACAGAGTGATGTACCTAAAGGTTTAGGATTTGTCAGCTCCTTCTTCTGTCCCTTTCGTGAGTGGAAAAGTCTGAGTGAGTCTCAACCTGAGTTCTATTCCTGTCGGGATGCAGATGCTACTCTGCGGAATACAGTTGCAATTAAGAGGTTAATTCAAACAACATGAAACTATATAAAGGTTATAAACACATTGGCCCCTTTGGAAGAAAAGCACCTACAGCAGCTATCTACGCTCAGACAAGTTACCCTGTGTTACGACTGCCTTCAATATGTTCTGAGGGAAGAATAAGTCTTTATTTTGATGAAGAAACATTTGACATTCACGCCAAAATTCACAGTAAGGGGGCGTTAAAGATCTTCAGTCGTCCTCATATGGGAAATGGAGTAAGACACCTTGTCTGTTTGCAGGGATTTCTAGTATTAAACGCCTTGGACTATGAAGATGTTAAAGGTGTGTATTCAGTTCAGTGGGTAAAACAGCCTAAAAGTTTTGTTGTCCTATATAAAACCAGACGAAAAGAATTGATTGTAAGTAAGCATGATAAAAGGAAAGTTACTATCTGCTTATCTGCTAAAGAGAAAGAAAGTTGGGATCATAGGCGTGGGCAATTATCCATGTCTGCATTTGTACGTTCCGCTGTTAATCGTTACCTGGAAGATCGACATACTTATTAAAGGAGGCTATCTATGTTAACTACCCCAATGGCTAAAAGTATCAACAACCAAATAGGCGATGAGTTTAATGCAGCTTATCTGTACCTGTCCATGTCAGTTTACTGTGATTCTATTGGATTTCGTGGGTTTGCCAAGTGGATGAGAAAGCAGAGTGAGGAAGAAATTGGGCATGGAATGAAATTGATTGACTACATGAACGATCAATTTAGTCGAGTAGAACTCCAGCAGATTTATGAGCCTGAGAAAACTTTCGGGAGTCTGACTGATATGATGGAACAGGCTTTACTGCATGAACAGGAAATCAGTGATGGAATCTATCTGCTGTATGGTCAGGCAGGAGAAGAAAATGATTACACCACTCAAAATTTTCTGGATTGGTTTATTGCAGAGCAACTGGAAGAAGAAAAAACAGTAGGGGATATTGTAGAGAAGTTGAGAATATTTGGCGAACACCACGACTCTGATCCACAGAAGACTTCACTTTATTTAATAGATCAGGAACTAGGTCAACGAGAATAATTAAAGGAGACAAAAATGACATATAACGCAAACAAACTAGCTTCAAAGGTAAGCACTGGAGAAGAAATAAGATACTTACGCAATTATCTTGACCGCAATAAACTTGAGATGAGCTTATTGTCAGATGCTATTGATGAGCTAGAAGGAGTTATAGCGGAAGCGGATCATTACTTAACAAATGGAATAGCTTACCTTGGGGTTAAATCACTCAAGAAAAAACTAGAGGAAGAACTAAC